TGATTGACAGTGACAGTTGCATTTTCTGAACCGCCGCCGCTGACGGTAATCGCATCGCCACCAGTTAGGTCAGCCACATAGTTGCCAGTAGTCTGCGTCGCCAGCGCCACAGCGTTGTCAGCAATCTGGTCAGAGCCCACCGCGTCATCCGCGATTTTGTCGGCCGTCACAGCATCGTTTGCTATGTCAGCCGTAGCCACAGCACCATCCGCAATTTTTGCAGAAGTGATCTGTGAGTCTGCAATGTCTGCCGTCTGAATTGTCCCGTCTGCAATTTTTGCGGAGGTGACCGCTGAATCAACGAGGTTCGCGGTGTCTATCGCGCCTGCTGATGTGCCGGTTGAGGACAGCACCGCGACCTCGCCGGATGATCCAAAGCCTAAAAATTTGTTTGCGCGCGTGACAGAGCTTGGAATTGTTGTGGCCGCTGTGTCCGTATCAGGAAAAACCATAGCCCGACTAAGCTGCTCGGTTTGCTGCTGGGCGATCATGGTCAGCCGGTCAAGCGCATCTTCATGGCTTGCTGCTGGGAACGGATCGTTGGCCACATAATCCGTCGATTGGGTGACATCAAGCTCACGTTTGATGACCACCGTTTCGCCGTTGGCCGGCGTGTTCCCGGTCGTAAATGTGACATTGCCACCAGATGCAGATCCAGCGCCTGAGACCGTGTAGTGCGTGGTCAGCGTCTTTGTCGTCTCAGTGCCGTCCGCAGCTCGGATGATGACCGTCAGATCCGCGTCAGCGAAAATCTTGAAGTTATAGGCGAAGACGGTCGTGCTGCCATTCGCACTAAAGCTGACCTTGTTGCTGGTGGTGGATACTGTCATCGCATCATATCCCTAATGTTGTCGTTCTTCTGCTGCATGAGCTGGATGTAGTCCTCGGATGCGCTTTCGATCTCAGGCCCAAAGGTCGGATCTTCAAACAGATCCTTGCGAGCCTGCTGCCTGGCAGCTGTCACTGCGCTCTGCAGCATGTCGATGCAGAGCTCACGAGCCTCCTGGGCGTTGGTGCTTGGCGTCAGTGTCTTGTCGGCAACCTGGACATCCATCAGCGTTGTCGGCTGGCTGACCTCGTCATTCCAGATCTTGAACAGACGCTGGAAGTTATCGCTCTCCACCACTTGCTCGATGTACTCAAGCGACCTGGCACCGGCGTAGATATGAAACTGCTCGATCTCCTTGGGCTTGAGGCCGACCTTGATGCCGTTCTGTGAGTAGACATCTGGGTGCTTGCCAGGGCCCCAGCGTAGCGTGATGAACAGCTGGTCAAGATCGAAGGCTCGTTGAGCTGCGTTCTCACCCTCAGCTGCAGGGTTGGGTCCGATGGTGCTTGTGTAGATTGGACTTAGAAAGTCCGGGCCCAGGGCCGGTGACAGCATGACCTTCTGGCCCCAGAAATTGCGCTTGGCCGGCAGGGTGTTGCTAAGCCAGGGCACCTGGCTCTTGAGCTGATCGATGACATCCCTGGCTTCACGCACCAGCGGGTCTTGCATCTTCTCAGTCTGAGCAACCAGCCGTGGCACTAGCGAGCGCACAAAACTATCAACCGTGCCATTTGCATATCGACCAGGATCGTTGACGGTTGAGACCAGATTGGAAAAGCCCTGGAGAAATGTCTTGTTTGTCATGTTGTAAGAAATGGCCCCGCCAGCTGCCATAAGCGCACGCTCCCAGCTGGCGCCATCCAGGCTCGCGCTCATGCCGAGCTCAGCTGTGTCAGCTGCAAGACCAAGCACTGTCGAGAATGGCTCAGCCCCTGCGTAGCTCACATATTGGTCACCGACTCGAATCGAGTAAGGCTGCCAGCCAGTGCGGCGCAGAGCGGCCTTCAGCTCGGGGTCAGCTGGTCCGGCGCCGGTAATCTGACCGTTTGCCGCCATCATGCCGACTGTCATCATTGTCATGCTGCCGACATAGATCCTGGTGCGCGCCATATCAGCCGCGGCCTTGTCGGCTGGCGATGCGCCAGGCGCCTTGCCACGTTTGATCGCTCTTGCACTTTCACCGTAATAAAAGCCTATCGGTGAGCGCTCGACCATCGCGTACTTCGCCGCGTTGTATGGCGTCTTAAAGAACGGCAGAAAATATCTGACCATTGGGATCTTGCGGACCCCGTTCAGTGCTTTGCCAGCTGCATCCAGATCAGTCTGCAAAGTGACATATTTAGCGTGAGCGTCAGCCTCTTTCAGAGCTGATGCCGGCGGGTCATAGACGAACTCCGCAATCCTCGAGCTCAGCGCATCACCTGTCAGGCCCTCGCCCTTGGCTGTGCGATAGGCTTGCTGGTATAGACTCATCCGCTGCGCGACAACCTTGAAGAAGGTGTCCTCGAACTCGAGCATCTTTGTGGGAGCCCGGCCCAGGGTAAATGCGCTGCCAAGAACATCAGCCGTGACTCCAAGCGGACCCTGAGCCTCGAAGCCCTCAGCTGAGAAAGCTCTGACCGGCCGCTTCCCGCGCTGACCGTCTATCTTTGATCCCAGGATAGGCGCCTCGCCAGTCTTGAAGGCCTTGCCTGATGCCGACCAGGCATCCTGCATGGCCATCATGGCGCCAAACAGCTGGGCCTGGACCTCGCCGAAATAGACGCCGCCCTCGCCGCCCATAGCGCGCCTGGCGGTGCCTACGGTGGCAGCCATGCCTGTCTCAGCGACATGCGCGCCCATGATGAGGATGTTGCCGACGTTGTTTTTGATATGGGTGATGGGATTGCTGAGAAGGATGTTGATCCAGGCCTCGTAAAACGCATCAGTGAATTTTTTGAACTTACTGCCGGCCCTGGTAATCGCAGCACGATCTGCAACCGATCCAGCCTCAAGATAGGCTCTGGCCATGAGGCGGACATCCTCAGCCCCACCATACTCCTCGAGCAGCGTCGTGATGTCAGCCGACCTGGTCTCTGCAGCAGCGCCAGCCTGGCCACCCCTGGCCGGTATCCGAAACTGACCGAGCGCCCTGGCAATCTCTGTCTGGGCTCCTTTGATCTGCATCTGCAGCTGGGTGACCAGCTCGAGCTGCTCGCGGAAGCGCAGCGCGTCCTCGTCTGTGCCGGTCTCTGCTTTCTTGGCCAGCTCGTCTAGGAATTTGATCTCTGTGACGAGCAGATCCCTCGATGCCAGCATCGCCTCAGCCATGCCTACTGGTTGGCCATTTGGGCCAGTGAGGCTTATTGCCTGACCGGGCTTGCGGCCCAGGATGGCCTTCGAGAGCTTGTTGGCGTCCATCCCCAGGATGTCAGCCATCTGCCTGGTGGCCTCGGTGGTGATCTCGCCGCGCTTGGCCTCGTTGATCTGGCCCGAGTAAGTCGAGCTGATCGCCTGGATAGTGCTTAGCACCCGGCCCTCGTCAGGGATTTTCTCATCGCCCCTGGATCCGACAGCTCGGAAGTCATCCAGCATCCCGTCTGGCTGGATCTCAACCTCACGGTCCACGCCCTCGATGACCATTTGAGCGCGCTCTTCATCTGCCAGCTTGGGCTTGTCGAATCTTAGGTTGGGCATCTCGCCCTCGGCCCTGAGATTAGGCAGGACGCTGCCCCGCTCATAAGGAGCATAAACGCCGTCCTCGAAGGTCAGCTGCTCGCCCTCGACATCCGTGCGGCCGGTGGTGTCGAGGTTGCCCCGGTTGGCCTGCATGTCATCGACTTTTTTTGCAGCATCGCCAAACGTGCCGCTGAAGTCGAAGCCGATAAGTCGCGCCAGGTTCTTGCTGATAGGCCCAGACATAGCCAGCTGGATCTCGTCCTGCTCGACCGTTTTGATAGGGGCTATGAGATCGAACTCACTGTCGGGGTCTTGGCTGAAATCAAAAGCGCTGGGATCAGGTTGCGTGAGCTCGGCGCCTGTTAGCGGCTCAAGGAGCCCACCCGCCAAGCCGACCTGATTCGCCAGCGCTTCTGGAGCGTTGGGATCAATCGACATTTTATCTGTTAATCCTACCTTTTGGAGGCGTTCATTACAAGCCAGGGACCGTTAGGTTGATCTGGTCGTAGATGGGCTGCCATATCGCTGCACCAGCTGTCAGAGCCTGAGCTGCTATGGCGTCACTCTGCTTGAGCAGATCCTGATATTTATCCTGCTGTCCCGGATCTTTTTCAATCTCACGAGCCTGGGTGTAGACCTCGTGCATCTTTTCCTTCACGTCACTGATCTCCTTAGACCAGATCTGCAGCTCGCCCTTCTTGCCGTTAGGCAGAGTGACAACAACCTTGCGGTCAAAGTAACCGCCTGGATATGCGGTCCAGCCCTCGTCATCGATCTCGAATGTCTCGCCAATTTTCTTGACCAGAGCCTCAGCCTCATCGGGCCGATCCACAGAAATGCCGGCCCTGACGATGTCGCCCAGCTCTTCGGGTGATTTGTATCCCTTGCGCTTGATTTTCGCCTTGGCTGTTTCTGGCTTCTTGAGGCCAGGATCAGCGACCTTCGGCTGGTTCTCTGGTATGACGACTGCTTCGTCTGTTTCGATAGGCCGCTCAGAAAACTCTTTGAGGAAACCGACAAGGTCGGCCTGGGCCTCATCTGCGCCGTCATAGACCTTGGCCATCAGCCGGTTGGTCGGCAGCTGGTCTACCAGGAACTGTGCGCCCTTGACGACAGATCCGCCCAGCAATGCCGATGTCCCTGCTGCTGCAGCGGTCTGTGTGAAATCGAGCTCGCCTTGCTGGCCAGCTCCGATCTTCACATTCTGGCGCATGACATCATCAGCAGCGCCATACGCGGCGGCCTCAAGCGAGGCTG